GACGACCGGGGCTTCACGCTGATCCGCTCGGACGTGCTGCGTGTCTCCCCCACCCCCACCGAGGCGGGGGAGCTGGATGTCTGGGCGGTGCTGCGCCCCAGCCGGATGACGATGGACACAGACAGCCTCGGTGACGAGGCCTTCGGCGCGATCCCGGACGAGTTCCAGGACGCGATCGAGCTGTACGCGCAGTGGCACGCGAGCGACTACTCGCACGAGGGGAACACCCAGCGCGGCGAGCGCTACCGGATGCTCTACGAGGGGCAGGACGGACGCTCGGGCAGGCTGGCCGTGATCCGCTCCCAGGTCAACAAGCGCGGCACCGCGCTGGCGCCGCGTCGCAGGGTCGTCGTCCGCCGAGGGGTCTCGCCCCGCTCGGCCTGGGTGGACTGATGGCCCAGCCCGTCTCGCTGATCGAGGGCTCCAAGGCCTTCGCCCGCGACTTCGCCCGCGATCGGATGCCACGCGGCTACCTGTGGGACATGGCCGATTGGGTGCCGAACCTGCTCGACTCCGAGTTGACCTCCAGGGGCGGCTGGACGTGGGGCTCCGCTGACCTCGGCACCACCGTCGTCGCCGGGAAATACGTCCCCTACAAGGCGGGCGACAAGCTCTTCGTCATCGGGGCCAACGGCCAGCTCTACGACGTGGCGCTCGCCGCGCCGAACGCCGGGACGGCCGTGGGCGCGATCCCGATCCCCGCCCAGAACCCGGTGATGCAGCGCGACTGGCTGTTCTCGCTCGACCAATCACAGGCGAGCGCGCCCGTCGTCATCACCTACACGGGCGGGGCGCCCACGATCACCACGATGAGCGACGCGACCGCGCCGAAGGCCCGCTACGGCGGCGTCTACAAGGACCGGCTGGTGGTCGGGAACCTCCCCGGCGAGGAACAGCAGATCCGCTTCTCCTACCCCGGCTTCATCTTGAAGGACGACCCCAACACCGGGAACCCGGTGACGATGAAGTGGGACGCCAACTCGTTCATCAACAGCTCGCTCGCGGTGACCGGGCTCGGGGTGATGCGCGCGATGATCCTCGTCTTCCACGCGGGCTCGGTGGAGCGGATCCGGGGCTCGATCCCGCCGGGCACGGACATCGCTTCGGACATGTTCCTGGAGAGCCTCTTCGACCGAGCCGAGTGCACCGATGCCCGCTCGATCGCCTACTGGAACGACAACTGCATCTTCGCCGACGAGCGCGGCATCCACCTGACGGACGGCTCGATCGTCCGCAACCTGATCTCGCAGGCCGGGCTCCTCTACTTCTGGCGGACGCTCTACCGCAACAAGCTCTCGATCGCCGCCGAGACCTATCTCGACTACTACGTCATCACCGTGCGCCGCACCGATGGGATCGCGGTCACCCTGGTGGTCGATCTCAACCGGCGCACCGTCTTCCGCTTCACCAACGTGGACGCGACCTGTTACATCCAGGCGGTCGGAGCGCAGGAGAAGCTCTGGTTCGGCCGGGGCAGCGCCAACCGCCTCGGCGAGCTGTCCTCCTGCTTCTTCCCGGTCTTCACCAGCACCGCCAACGCCGACGCGGACGGCACCGCCGTGCTGCCCAGCTTTGAGACGGCCTGGTTCCGCATGGGCGAGGAGGGGCGCAAGCGGATCCGCCACGCCTACATGTCCTACGACGTGCGCGCGCCGGGGACAGCGGTCGCCGCTCAGTGGCGCGACGAGCCAGACCTCCAGGACCCGCACGCAGAGGAGCCCAAGGGGAACCGGACGATGGTCGGGCTCACCGCGACGGGCACCCCGATCGTCTCGCTCGACTACATCGAGAGCCCGCAGGACACGAGCTGGACGGCAGCGGGGCAACTGCCCCCCACCACCGCCTACAAGCGCCAACGGCTCCCTGTCGGCAAGCAGCCCTACGGGATGGCCTTCCGCTTCCAGCAGCTCGTCCCGTCTGCGGTCACTCGCATCTTCGATCTCGGGGTCGAGAACTGGGAGAGTGAGCGCAGCAGGCTGTGAGCAGCCTCGTCCAGGATGCCGTCTCCGGGATCGGACGCGGCGGCGAGGGCCCGGTCGATGAACGCCCCCTGACAGATCAGGAGCGGCAGATGGTCGCCCGTCTGCTCTCCGATCCGTTCGCCTTCCCGCAGACCTTCAAGACCTGGCTCGTCTCGTTCCTGGAGTCGAGCGACCTGACGCTCCCGATCAGCTCGATCCAGGGGCTCGGCTCGACGCTCGGGATCGGCGGCTCGGGCAACACGAGCTTCATCCAGGGCCTGCTCCCGGCCGGGACGATCATCGGCTGGAGTTCAGGGCGCACCCCCGCCGGATGTCTCCGCTGCGACGGCACCGCCTACTCGCGCTCGGCCTACTCACGGCTGTTCACCGAGATCGGCACATCCTGGGGCGCTGGCGACGGCGTGACGACCTTCAACGTCCCAGACCTGCGCCGCCGCTTCCCACTCGGCGTCGGCTCATCCGGCTTCCCGCTTGGGACGACGGAAGGCCGCGCCGAGGGCAACCGCTCGCCAAAGCACTTCCACAACGTCTCGATCCCCAACTCCTCCTCGGGCTACAACACGCTCAACGGGGGCACGGGCGGGGCCGGGGGCCACGGCCACTCGCTCGGTGGCACCGTCGTCAACGCGATCAACGGAGCCGACTCCGCGCTCGCGATCCCAACGGCCAGCGGCAGTGGCGCTTTCAACACGAGTGGCGTGGGAGACCACAGCCACGATGTCTCGGTTGGAGGCACCGTCAACGTCAGCGGCACCGTCAACGGCAACACGTCCGGCGGCAACGACCAGGATCAACCCGCGTTCGTCGCGATCCACTTCATCATCACCACCTAGGGAGGGGCCATGCCGTTCTCCACCACGAGCAAGAAGAAGACGGACTACCAGTGGGGGTGGAAGCCGTGGACGGGCGGACAGGTCGCAAGCCCGAACGTGCGCGCCGCCCCGGTCAAGCTCCCGCAGATCACACCGCTCGGGGCGGCGGGCGACTTCGGCTTCCCGCAGTACTCCGAGCCGAACTGGGGCGCACTGATCGCGGGCGACCCGGACTACAGCGCGGCCGAGTCCACGATGAACCGCGCCAACCTCTCCGACCGCTCCAGCCTGCGCGACGCGATCCGCCGCGCCGTGATCCAGTCCGGCTTCGCAGTCGGCCAGGACGAAGACATCGACGCAGCCACGATCGCCGCCGCGCAGGGCAACCAGTTCTCAACCAAGGCCGACATCGACAGCCAGCTCCGACGCGGCGCCGCCCAGTCGGACGCCGAGCTGGCCGCGCGCGGGATCCTCTCCTCGGGCCAGTTCGGTGAGAACCGCTCGGTGCTCCAGAAGGGCGCCGACCAGTCCACCGCCCAGGCCACGGGCTCGCTGCTCGACACGATCGCCGGGGGACGCCAGTCCTACACACGCTCGGTCTCCGACCGGCTCGGGCAGCTCCAGTCGCTCAAGGCACAGATCGCCGCCCGGCTTGCACAGAACCCCGGTATCTGGCAGCAGCAGCGACCGGGTGGAGGCATTGGCGATGTCTTCGCCCCGCTCGGCAACGCCTCGGCGCAGCAGATGTGGAACGCGATCAACTCGTCCTCGGTGCGTAACGCGCCGCAGAACCAGGCGCTAATCCGGGCAGGCTACGACGCCTTCCTGCGCAACTACGGCAGCCAGTTCGGTGGCGGCGGCGGTGCCGCTGCCCCGGTGCAGGGGGCAAGCGCTGGCGGCGCTCCGCAGATCGTCCGCTACGGGTACGAGAACGGCGTCCAGTACGGCTACGACGCGAGCGGGCGTAGGTACAGCGCCGCCCAGCTCGGGGCGAGGTTCTGATGGCACTCATCACGCTCAACCGCAGCCAGTTCCTCAAGAAGCGCCCCAAGGGCGACTACCAGAGCTACCTGCGCTACCTCGGCACGCAGCGCGCGGGGATCCCTCACGGGGCACCGCAGGGGAAGCTCGTGGATCTGCCGATGAACCCGGCGGCGGTCAACAAGGTGCTGCTCCAGAACGTGATGTCGGGGGCGCTCAACCCCAAGCAGATGCGCCAGCAGGCCGTGAAGTCCGTCAATGACGCAATCAAGGCCGCGCTCGGCGACCTGCGCGGCACCACGGCCGCAGCCCAGAAGCAGGCGAACGACCAGGCCCGCGCCTCCGAGGGTTTCGGCCGCTACCTCGCCGACGCCCGCGTGGCTGACGCAGGCCAGATCCAGAAGCTCTACGGCGACGCCGCCGCCCAGCAGGCGCAGTTCGCCCAGGGACTGACCGGGGCCGTGGGCTCCGCTGCCCAGGCCTCCGACGCAGCCAACCAGGCGGACATCGCTGCCGCTGCTGGCGGCGGGGCGGTTGCTGGCTACCACGCTCCAGACCCCGGCCAGATGGCGAACATCGCCAACTACGTCGGCGGCTACCTGCCCTCGGCGAACCTGGCCGAGAACGCGGCCTACGCCGCAGCCGACACACGCGCGCAGGCGCTCGCCGACGCCGCCCGGCTAGGGCTTGAGGGCGCCGGGATGCGGGCGAAGGGAGTCGATCTCCAGGCCGAGCTGGCGCGCAAGCGGGCCGAGCTGGTCGCTGGCAAGCCCGCCGCGATCCGCGAGGCGATCAAGGGGCTCTCCGACGATCAGCGCGCCAACCTCGCCACTCTCGCCAACGTGCTCTACCTCCAGAACACGCAGGCGAAGACAACGGCCGAGCAGCTCGGCACCTTCCAGGGCCAGCCGACGATCAACACCTATCGCGACAAGCAGGGCCGACTGCGCCAGTACGACCCCGACCGCTACCAGGTGAAGACGAACAAGGACGGCTCGCAGTGGCTGGCGCCGCTGCCGGTGCCGAAGAGCCCCAGCTCCAGCACGACCACCAAGAACCAGGCCGGGTTCACCCCCTCGCAGCAGGCGACCCAGGACAGGGCCCGCAACAAGGCCGTCCAGGGTGCACGCGGCAACATGCTCACCGTCGCGCAGAACACGGGCGGGCCGCTCTACAAGCGCCCCCCGATCGACCTTGGCGAGTTCACGCCCCCGGTACGCAAGACCTATGCCGAGGCCCGTCAGTACCTGCTGACGAACTACGCCAACGACCTGATCCGCCAGTACCCCGGCGAGCGGGCCAGAATCCTCAAGAGCGTCGATGAAGTGCTCGCTTCGGCGGGCTTCAAGAAGCGAGCCGCCGCAAAGTCGCCGCCCGCTTCCGGCGGCTCGATCTTCGGTGCGCTCAACCCCGGCTTCCTGCCGAAGGTTCCTAGCCGCTGATGGCCCTGCGTAAGGGTGAGTCGTTCCTCCAGGGATCGGCTCGCGTCAAGCGCCAGCGTGCCAGCGCAGCCGCCGTCGCGCCGTTCGTCCCCAAGCTCGTGGTGCCGACCCAGACACCGCGAGTCCCCCCGGTGCCGAAGGTCGTGCGCGACTGGGAGAAGAAGACACCCGCCGACAAGCTCCAGTCGGCGGGCTTCCTTGGCGCGGTCCAGAACGACCGCGCGGTGACCCGCTACCGCTTTGAGCGCGAGGCCGCACGGATGGCCCCGGCGATCTCCAAGGTCGCCCGGCTGGAGGCCCGTGACCCCGGCATCGCCAAGCGCGACCGGGCCCGCGCCGAGCTGGTTCGCCTGGAGAAGCTGCCACGATCGAAGCAGCGCGGCGACTACTGGGACAAGCTCGGCAAGGCGCGCGCCGCCGCAGGTAGCGGTCGC